CTGACCAGACGAAAGGCCCACGAAGCGGGCGAGATACGAAGTACCGCTCCCCGGATTACTAAACGGGATTTGCCCTGCGTAAGTAGTAAGCGCCTCGCCTGCCAGCCCCGGAGTCGGCGCCGCCGCAGCGCCGGGAATACCTGCTGCGTAAAACGGCGTGTAGGTTCTGCCTCCAACCAGCGCCCCTGACAACGCCTTATAGAAGAACTTAGGCGTTTGACACCCTGCAATAACACCGTCAAGGGTTGTGATCGCCATTTACACTGCCTCCAAATACTGCGGAGCAAACTGCGCCCCGCCCTCGATAGTCAGCGCAGAGGCTGTCGGATCAATGCCAATCAGCAAGTAAGTGCCCGGATAGGCCGTAGCAAACGGCACAAGAACACGGACGGATTGACCCAATGCCCACCCGTTCCAACTACTAACAGACCCAAGGATTTCATCGGCCCGAGCCTGCGTGAGCAAGCCCTTTGAGACAAACAGTTCCAGCCCCGCAATCGTGCGGAGATCTGTCGTATCAATCGGGTTGTCCGCATTATTGAATCTGAATAGCCAGCCTTCGACCTGAACATCGGTCTTAGCCGCAGTCAGGACGCCCGTAAACTCAGCGTCAGTAAAGCGGTCAATGAACTGCTGCTTAGTGAGTTCCACAGGCCGTGCCTATCAACCGGCAAGGCTAAACGTGTAGGTGACGTTCAGTACGTCGCCGCTGACAACACTGCGGTCTCCCGGCGACTGGAAGTCAGCCGCAGAAAACAGAGTGCCGGTTGTGCCGCTCTTTGTATTGCTGCTGGTCAAAAATGCGCCGCCAACCGTGGTTGTGCCGTTCATCGTAAACACTGCCTTGCTGGCCGTATTTGTGACAACTGACGGGTTGGCATTTGTTGCCGCAGCAAATGTGGCCGCTGGCCGGTTGGCCTCGGAATAGGCCGTAACTTCAGTCCAGCCTCCGTGGCTTGACATCGTGTCGCCTGCGGCGGGGTTGTTGCTGGAGGCAGCGCCATAAAGACCGACGTACCACGAAGTAATTTGCGCGGTTGATGTCAACGCAACGCCAGCCATGTACTGCAAGCCAACGTTTACAACAAGGTTCTTGGACTCGGCAGTCCATTTCAGGTTGCCGTCTTTATCAAAACATTCGACCACATACTTGCCGGTGGCAAGCATTTTTTCTCCGGAACCAGTATTGGCAACGAGACCCCCGGAAACCAGTTCTTCAACTTTTGCTTTTTCAAGACCCATGATGCGCTCCTTTAAGGAAAACGAATTAAAGCGGAGATGTTTGTGTTGGCGGGGAATTGCAATTGGAACGTGGTTGTTGATGTCCTGTCAGCACCAAAATCAAGAACACAAATTGCACCCCCGCCATTTTTGTAGATCAATGCGCCACGGGCAGTAAGCGCCGCGCTCCAAGACACATCTCCAAAATCAATAAAAGTCACCCCGTCCGCACTTGATACGGTCGGCGACAAAACTTGCCCGCCCGCAGAATACCCAGAGGCAGACACTTCCCCGGTGGCAGTATAAGCAGAGGTCGTTGCGTCTAGGGTTGCATTGTTTGTATACAGGGCAACCTTGAAGACATCTGTTGTGCCTGTTGCAAAATTGAACAGCGCACTTGGGAGTCCAAGTTTAAACGTATTGCAAAGGTAGTTTCCGGTGAAGGCCATTACTTAACCTCCATCCTGTACTGACCAGACCTGTAGGCGTCTTGACGTTCCATGCCATCGCCGAGTCGCTTGGCAAGAAGCAGTGCTTCGTTGTACCTGCCCGTGTAAACGTCGGTAACGTCTTTTTCAGACTTCATGAATGAAGCGGCCTCAAGCATGGAGCCGTAGAGCAATACGGAGTCCATGTTGTCCCCGAGCCATGTTTCTCCGCTTGCGACAACGGTGATCGATGTCGGGTAGTAGTAGTAATGCAACTCTACCGTGTACGCTTGATTAGGCGTAGGCCCAAGCAAAAACGTCAGTTCGTTGGTAATTGCCGGAGGCGTGGCACTCGTCGTCGTCGGGCCAAACAGGGCGTAGTAGTTGGGCTTGCCTTGATCTGTTGGACTCGGGAAAGACTCACGAATAAAGTTGACATCCTTGTTCAGCAAATACAGGTATTCGCCAGAAGTCGGGTCAATCACCGCAAGAGAATAAACGGCCAAAAAATCATCCGGCGCTGAAAGGTATTTGTTTGACGCCGTTGTCAGTCCCGTGGAGTTTTTCCGGAGCGAAGGAAACTGAACCGTGTTGTAAATGCGCTGCTCTGCCTGACGAACAAATGTTGCGATCTGTTCATCAGATGTCAGCCCACCAGACCCAACAACCTGCGGAAAATCATTCTCACAGTACGCTTTGATTCGCGCTTTCAGTTCAGTGTAATTCACTGATTACCCCATTTTCTTGCTGTGCCCAAAACCACGCTCCGTGTTTTTTGTGCCACGGGTGCGTTGCGTCTGAGTGTTTGCAATGGCGTTCGGATAACCTGTACTGGGAGTTGGCTTTGTGTACGGTTTAGGCTGCGCGTACTTGCCAATCGGATCGCCCGTCAGGGAGCAGTATTCAAATTTATCGGTATCCATTACCCACCTCGCGAGGTCGAACGCTGATTCATGGTGCGAGCAACATTGCGCCCGTACTTTTTCATGGACTCTGAAGTCACGCCGCCCTTGGCATAGCCTTTGCCATGCATGGACTTTTCGTGCTTCTTCACTTCATCCTTTGCAATCTTTTTCATTTTGCCGGTTTCCATTTTCACTCCTATGTGGTTACCACGGTAACGGTTCCGAGTTCAATACCAAGAACAAGATTATTTGGGGTCAGCCCATCATCATTTGCCCTTGACCCACCAACAGGGGCAAACCCCCACTGAAAGATCCTGCTGCCCCCCTCTGGTGTTCCTGCTTGATTTAAACCAGAGGTGATGTAACTGGTGTCCGGCCTTGGGTTGCGTATGGCCTGCGGATCATCTACAGGATACATCCCAAGTTGCAACTGAGGTTGATCAGGCTCCCAGCATTCATTGCAGACCAAGATGTTTACATTCTTTGTCTTGATTACCAAGCGTTTCAGTGTTTTTAACTGAAAGCGGAAACCGCAGCGATCACACTCCGCAATCGCATTTTTGCCGGATGCAAACTTGTTTCCCATAGGTCAGGATACGAAAGTCCTGCGAGGAACAAATCGAACCGCCGCCTTTTCCCGATCCTCTTGTGTTGCAAACTTCCATTGCTCTTCGTATTCCGCTTTCAGAACTGGCATACGGTCGGGAGCAATCTTTTGGGCCAAGTAATAAGCCAGACCGGCAATCATGCAGTTAATGAAGCGAAACGGAATATCCTGCGTTTGAACGCCGTTGCCTGCGTCTTGAAGCCTGCGCAGACGCCAATAAACGAACGTGTAGTAACTGCTCTGGTTTGGGGTGGGCCAAACGTAAATCTGGGGATGGTCAACGCCAGTGGTTGTGTTTGTGCCTGCTGGCCTGCCGCCAGACGGGTATGTAGCGCCAGATTGTCGATTAACCCAAACCTGAATTGGGCGACCCTGAGCGTTTTTGTTTGGAATTGTGGCGTATGTGGATACGCTGATTCTGGTGATTGTCAGGTCTTGTTGGTTCTGATCGGTGCCAGTCCGAACAATGTGCTCCAACAAATCAATGGTATCAACCGGCAGTTCATATGCAATCTGGCCTTCAACCAGAGGAATGGAGCCTTGCTCAATTGTCCAGAGATTGACGCCACGGTTTGCCCACTCAACCGTCAAAAGATTCAGGCTTCGTCGGGCGGTTCGCAAGTCGTAGCCGCTGCGCAGTTCCTTGCCGCAGCGTTCAAACGCCTCTTCAACAATATTGTTGAGGTCTAGGTTAAATGATGCCGTTCCTGACGTTGTCATGTTGACTTCCTGTATCCGGCAACTTTTTTGGCGATTGCTTTTGGCTGCGCAACAAACTGCTTACCAGAGGCCTTTCCGGCCCTCTTTGCTCTTGTTGTGGACGCATACTCTGCCGGAGACAAGGCTTTAATGGCCTTTTCTGGCAAGTATCTCTCGCCCGTTGCGGATGAGCCTTGAGTGGAGGGTTTGCCGCTTTTTGTACGCCACTTTTGAGCAGTCCAATCTTTGAGGCTTTGCTGGGGCTTTTTCATGAACGCTCCAACATAAAGGTCAAATTTGGATGATTTGGGTAAGTGACTACTCGCTCACCTTCTGGGCATTTGTATTTAACAATAGCAGTCAGCGTTGCCTTGCCGGGTGCAATCGGCTCTTTGTCGCTGATGCGCAATTGGTAAGTAAACTTCTCTGCTTGATTGCTTGCAGGCCCGGTGAACTTGCTGTTTGAAGGCACGGCATCGTGAATCATGCCTGCGGCGTCCCTGACATTCGGGATAAACGCCTCGACTGAACAGTCATCCCTTTTCTTGATCCGGGCAACGGTCACCGTTACCGGCTGGCCGATCTGTGCCGGAGGGATCATGAAATGCTCCGGAGACCATTCAAGGATTGGGTTGGGGAACCAGCCGAGTTTGTCCCCGGCGCTATAGCCGCCGACCACAAGCGCAAAAGACGCAGTCGCAAACTGCACAACAGGCGTGAACTTTGGCAGTTCCATTTAGTCAATCACTTATACCCGCCGCCAGAACTCTTGTACTTCAAGGCGAGCATCTGCGCTTTTCTCGCGCTCCACTGCCCCGGAGACCCACCCTTGCCGCCAGACTTGATTTGTTCAAACAGGCGCTTTCGCATACCCGGCTTGGTGTAGTTGCCCGCCTCGTTTACACGGGACTCACCACCCTGTTTAAACATCTTGACCGGCTCGTCGCCGTCACGTTTCTTGATTGTCTTAATCTTTTTGGGATTGACAATCCCCATGCCACGCGACGGCATCATGATCAGCAGGCCTTAGTCATACCGCCACGTTTCATGGCAACGCTCTTGGTTTTGGTTTTGCCTTTCATGGCAATCCCATCGGCTGATTTGTGCCCGGCTGCAAGACCGCCTGCGGCGTATTTTTTAACCTTGCCGCCTTTTTTCATGCCAGCCATTTCGGCCTGCTCATGCTTGATCATTGCAGCAGGAGCGCCTTTCTTTTTCATGAAGCCGACTTCTTTCTTCATCATTGCCTTGGACTCTTTCATTTCGCCGCCCTCTTTAAGTTTGGGTTTGGATTGACCTGACTCACTGAGCGCAATAGCAATGGCTTGCTTTGGGCTTGTGACTTTTGATCCAGAAGACGATTTCAAGTCTCCGGATTTAAACTCTTTCATGACCTTGGAAACTTTGGCTGAACCCTTGTTCATACAAAGCGACCCTTGGTCTTGCCTTTCTTGGCACAGCCATCTGCGCTTTTAACGTAACCGCCAGCCTTCTTCTTGACTGCGCCGCCACGTTTCATGCCTTTTGGCTTTTGTGCCGCCTCGGCCTTTTGACGCTCTTCTTCTGCGTCATTGTAGGAATTGCTAGAGATCGCATAAGGAGCAAGGCCAAGCATCCCCTTACGGGACAGTTCGCCAATTGCGCCCTTGCCGGACATGATTGCGGCGAGGGGGGAGAGGTCTTCGATCTTAAGTCCCATGATTACTCCTTATGCCCTTTGTTCTTTACGAAGATCGTCAATTTTTGCTTCAAGTCGAGCAATGCCTGCATCAAACCTTTCCATGATTTGCTGCATATCGCGATGCACTTCTGCGCGAGTGATGTGATCACGGGCCACCTCTTCTCTGGTTTTGTTCAGGAGAATGCTCAGTCGGTTTAATTCAGCAAACTTCTCTTTCAACATAAACCCCAGCAAAGCAACGATGGCGGTCAGCACCACATTCCATACCATCATCTCCATTACCATTTCACCTTATCTGCCCAGTACGCCGCGCTCATCTTGCCCTTGGCAATATTTTTGGCGTGTCGTGCTTTAAACGATTTCCTCTTGGCTTTCATGCGATCCGACTCGCCTGCCCTTGGCTTTCCAGCGGTTCCGGATACTGTTCCGACCTTCTTGCCCTGCTCTCCAAACCTAATCACCTTTTCTTTCCCGCCTTCGCACGCTTTCACAACGTGTGATTTTTTGGGGTGAGTTGGTGTGGAACGGGGCTTATTGCATGGAACCTCGGATTTTTTGACCGGGCTAACCATTTGCAACCTTCCTTTCCTCTTCCATAGGCTTCAAGAGAGGGTAAAGAAAGTCTTCGCCAAAAGCGCCATCAAACTCATGGACGCCCATGTGACCAAGTTTAATCGTCGGGTCTACCCAAGCAGTAAACCCATGTTCATGTGCGCGATCACAGAAGACGTAATCTTCTCCAACATAGCCCTCTGGGGTTGACTTGAAGTCAAAGAAAGACTGAAGCGTCTTGCCCGTGTTGTGATCCATGTACTTCCACTCGGGATGCGCATCGCGCAAAGCCTCAAAGACCTTGCGCTGGATCATGATAAATCCTGTCCCGACACGCTTGACCTTGACCAGCCCCATCTTGTCCATAAAGATGTTGCCGTTTTCGTCTTGGTCAAGCGAAGAGAAGTAAACCTTCTCTTTTTTACGGGCCGCGCCCACTCCCGCAACGATTGGCTTGGATTGACTCCAAGCAAGCAGGCGAATGACATCGTCTGCTTTAAACGTCATGTCCGAATCAACCATCAAAAGATGGTCTGCGTCGGACTCAAGAAATTCATTCGCGATGATGTTGCGAACCCGCGACACCACCGAGCATCCAGATACATTGGACATCTGAATCTGAATGCCGTGTTGCTGTGCCTTGACACAAAACTCGGCAAGCGCAATCGCTAACTTTACCGAGACCTTGAAGTCATAAGCGGGCAACCCGATGAACAATTTCTTGCCATGCAGGTCAAACGAAGCCTCTGATTGCATTGGATCACCCGTAGATCACCATTACCGATGCGGTATTGGTTAGCGTGGCATGAAGATCAGTTTCAGCCAAAATGCCTTCTCCGGGAATAATCAAAAAGAAAGTCCCGGAGTTTGCCGCAGCAGGAGTGTCAACAGTCATCAGGGTCGGGCCAGATGCGCCGCCATCACGAAATACAACAGAACCGGCTGAAGCACCGGCTGTGCCGTAAACCGCCTTGATTCGCAAGCGCCCAAGGTTATTGCCGCCCTGATCCTGCATCTGTCCCGTGGTCGTGCGGGACAGTGACGCTAGTACGTCATATTGCATGGAAGCCATAAAGCCTCCTATCAGGCGTCAGCAAACGGAGTGGCAGGAACGCTAGTGCAAACAATCACGCCATTGACCATATATTTGTTTGTGGTCAGAGAAGTGATTTGAATGCAAGTGCCAACGACACCACCTGTGGTGCTTCCATTCAGGTTAATGAAGTCGTTGGTTGCGCCCGGGATAAAACCGGCCATTGCGCCCGAGGTATCGGAGTCAATCGAAAGCACGGAGCCAACGAATTTGTCGGTGCCGTCAGTGCCGATTTTCACGGACGATGTCGCAACAGTCGCGTCCACCCAAATGGTGAATGTTGCGCCTTGGTTGTTGGCATTATCCGGGTCAGCGCCGGGGCCAGAAGACGCCGCATTGGCTGCGGTATTGATGGAAGGCAGGGTAATGACCAAGTTGGAGGCCAGAGTGCCGCCAACCTTGATTGTTTTGCCTGCGTGAGCGGCCACTGAGAGAGTGGTGCTGGAGGTCAGGGTAATGATGTTGCCCGGGCCTTGGGCGTAAAAACCGTTCAGCGAACGGACTGGGCCGTCGAATGTCGAGATTGCCATGATCAACCTTTCGTGTTGTAGCACATCCTCTTACCGTCTCTACAAAGTCCGCTAGGCCGGTCGGTAAGAGTGTATTTCCTAGACTGAAGCATCATACTGCGTTTAAACAAAAAAGGGGAGGGCATTCACCCTCCCCTCTTTTTTACCCGGATTACGCTCCGGGAGAGCCGTACACGCCGAGCGGGTCAGACCAGCCAAACGAGTAACGCTCGCGAGCCTTGTAGCGCACGTTGCCCGTATCGAAGTCACCATCCATTGAGGTGGCGAGCGGGGTACGAACGAAGTGCTTCAGGCCGTTGGGAACGTCCGTGGTCAGGAACCAAGCATTGTTGTCGGTCAGGAAGTGGTTAACGGTGTAACCACCCGGGATCGACCCGTTGCTCTTCAGGGCGTTGATGTCGTTGTTGTTTGTGGAGACGCGCAGTTCGGTCTCCAGCAGACGGGTTGCAACGAACATCAGGCTCGGAGGAACAATCAGTTTCCGGGGCTTGGCGGCGATCAGCAGACCACGCTCATCCGTCCATGCAGCGATCTGAATGACAGCGGCCTCAAGCGAGGTCTCATTCAGGTCGGCGGCAGTGGCAGGCTCATTTGAGTTCACGCCACCAGAAACCAGAGGGTGCAGGGTCGAGAACAGTTCGACGCCGTCGCCACCCGTGTAGGTGGACGAGAAGCCGTTGTTCAGGACGTTCGCAGCCTTGATCTGCTTGGTGTACGACATGGCGCGAGCCAGTGCCTTGGTGTAGCGAGCCGAAAGAGAGTCATAGAGGTTGTCCTCAATGGCCTCTTCCGTCAGGCTGAAACCAAGAGCAATGGTTTCGTGCTGATAACGAGAAGTCCATGCTTCCTGAGCATTGTCATAAGCGATGGCGGTGCCTTCGTTTTTGACAGGAGCGGCAGAGAAACCGGACAGTTTCGTCTCTTCTTCAAAAGAACGCTCAGAAGATTCGGTCTCGAAAATCGCTTTATGCTCTTCTTCGTACCCCTCATATTCCAGACCGAACAGAGCGTTCAGTCCGGGGAGAAGTTCCTTCAGTAGTTGTGCGCGTGAGATAGCCATTTATCAACTCCTTCCAGTTGCATTCTCATACAGGGAGATGCCGAAGTTGAATCGGACAATCACCTCTGTGTAAGAACCCGGGAAACCAGCAATGGCGGTCTCGGGCACAACGTCCACAACACGAATCGGCAGAGTGGTCTCTGTGTCAGTCGTATTCAGGACGGCGTTTTTGGAATTGCCGGTAGTCGCGCTTCCGGTGTTTTGCACCAGAGAAACGTTCTTGCCGACGGCGGATTGCCCAAGGAAACCAATGGTGGTGCCAGTGGAAACCACAGCAACTTTGTACAACTGATCGGGATCATCTTGTACATATGCCTTCATTCCAGCAACGTTCACAGCGCCCGGGTAGTACTGTTTAAAGATGGGCTGTGAGGTGTTGGGATCGACATATGTGCAGCCGAGGAACACACCGATAGTGGTGGCAGTGGCAGTGGTCGTAACCTTGGTGACATTGCCGTTGTTATCAAGCGTCACCACATCGCCAAAATAAATGGCTGTGGTTTCGTTTTGACCAATCGGCATATCTCGGGTTTGCCCAGCATACACCTGACCACCTAGCAGGTTCACGGGAACCATGCCGTAGGGGGCGCTTACTGTAGGATAAGGCATTACTTACTCCTTAATCTCGCCTGCCCTTACTTGTGGTCGATTTTCGATCACTGAACAAAGGCATACGAGGATCATTTTCCTTCATCAAGTTGGAATCTACGGCTCGCGTCTGGGCGTCTGTTTGATTGCGGACATAATCGTTCCGCTGTTCGACAAACTCCGTTGGCGTTTTGCAGAGAACCAACCCACCAATCTCGACCAGACCATCAGTCTTGCCGGGATATTGCATTTCTGAGTGATCTTCCCGTTTAACCGGAACCCATCCCTCATCCTGCTTGGACATCATGTTTCGATCATCCGATTGCCCCAGAATCGCTTTGCGAATCCAGCGGTACGAATAACCATCCTCTTTACGAGGACTGGGCAGCAAGGAGGGTGGTGTCCAAGCCCTTTTCCTTAGCCCTGTTTCGCGAGTTTCTTGGTCTCGGGGGGTGCGATCAACCATTTGTCATCTCCTTTGCGACTTGTTCCGCATATTTCTCCAGAGGTACTCCCAGACGCCTTGCAATGGCAACCTGAGTCTTAGTCAGCGTGATCTTTTTAGATCCAGCCGAATTTCTGGATGCAGGAGCGACAACATTTGAGGCAGGCTTAGAAGACCTGAATTTTTGCGGGAACGAATCCCGAACGCGAGCATCCAATTGCTCGAAATAGGCGTCCGATCCTGCGACATATCCACTCTGGACGAGTTGATCGTGGATACCAAAGGCGGCACCTCTCATAACTGGGTCTTCGTCAAACCATTGGTTTTCAGATACCCACTGACGGGTGCGTTCGTCAGGAACAATTTTGGGTTGTTGACGAGTTTCTACCGGAATTTCTTTTTGTTGTAAAGGGGCTTGATATTGGGGGCGATAATTATCAATCTCCCGCTTACCAACAACGGCCTCAGAGATTTTGCGTTGCGCAGCAATAATCCTCTCTGTATCGCCAGCCTCATAAGCCTCTTTGTATTCTTTCTCTGCCTGAGAGATAAGGGCTTCGTGCTTTTCCTTGCTTGTTTCTACAAGCGCACGCTCACCCAGAGAAAGGCGCTCCTGAAGCATCCTGTTTTGTTCTGCCACTCTTTGGGCATAAGTCAGGGCTTCGTGCTGCTCTCGGGCAAGACGTTCTTTTTCTCGCCGTTCTTCGTGATAAACGGCGCGAAGTTGGCGAATCCGCTTCTGGACGTTGTCTGAATACTGCGAGATTTCGTCGTCTGTTACTTCAACAGAACCCTTTGGCTCTGGCTTGCCGCGATCAGGTTCCGGGGTGTCGTCAATGATTTCAACATTGGCTTCACCTTCAATTTCAATCTCAACGTTCGGTGGGTTACTCGACATACAAGTTCCTTAAAGGCGGGTAAGAACCCGTGGATCGGCAATGACAGCCTCAACGGTGTCATCGTTAATGAGACGAAACTCTTGATCACCATCGGGTGTTGTGATCTTGAATCGTGTCCCTGAATACGACCGCATGATGATGTAGTCGCCTTCTTCGCACCAAGGCCCGTCCGGAAACTTGTCCGGGTCTTGATAGGCCTGTGGGCCGAGTTTTACAACCAAGCCAACAATTGATGCGATCTCCTCCTTGTGACGGGTGGATTCCGCAATAACGATGTTTGAATCTTTAAACGTCCCTTCCTTTTTGGGAATGGCAATCAAGATTCGATAGCCCTTTGGTTCGGGCAACTCAAGTTTACTCATCAGGCAAATCCTCAATGACTCTGATCAATCTTTGAAAAGCACGAATTTCTCCCACGGCCTCCCGATAGGCGTGGTAGTCCTCAACGGGATTGAAGGCAATTCTGTCCTTCAATGCCCCTTGCTCTTTGCGAATCTCATCGAGGAGGTATTCCTTTAGACCCAATGCTGGCTCCCACTTTTAGTCCCTCAATTCGCTCCTTGGCGCTCATGGACTTTTCACTGTCCATAACTTTTGCGCCAATTTGCGCCCCGGCAATACGCTCCTGCGAAGCAATACGCTCGCGCTCGCGCTGATCTTTTGTGGTCAGGTCTGCAATCTTCAATTGCATATCTGCCGCATCTTTCTCTTTCTTACGCATGACCTCTGCTTCGCGAATGTTCAACTCGCGAATCTGCTGCTGCAATACAGGGTCTTGCGCTGCCTGTTGAGCGGCTTGCTGAGACATCTCGGACTTGTCTTTTGCAAGCAGTTTTTCAGACGCCGCAGCGACAGCCCTAGAGAGTTCCACCTCAATGTCTTCGGGCAGTTGCTCATCAGGCGGGGGCAGGGGAACGCCAAGCATCTTTTCGATTTCAATGCGGTACTGGAACCCAACGTGTTCGTTGATGTGCGCCATCATGGCCGCGCCAATCATCTGTGCGCGTGGGTCTTGCCCGATGATCTTTTGCATCTTCGGGTCTTGCATTGCGTTTAAATGCACCTTGATGTGCGCTTCATGATCCTGATACAAGAACGCTTTGACCGGCTTGCCCGTTATGACCGCCATGTTTTCTGTCACGGGGTTCATGGGTTTTTGATCATCTTCAATCGGGATGATCTTGGCGACGTTCTTGATGCCGAGAACCTCAAGCATTTGACGATGCAGTTGCGGCAGATCGTAAATCTGGGGCGCTGAAGAGGCCAATTGCAAAGCGGCTTGATACTGCACCACCCGCTGCGCCATTGTTGACGCATTGGGGTCGGACACCGGAATGATGTCCACAATGTCGTAATCTGCTTTTTTGGCTTTTTTGGGCGCGTCAACTTCGTAAGAATACGAGTCTGGCGTGTAGTCCCGGACAATGGAGGCAATGAGTTTAAACTCTTGCTTCATGGCCGCATGGACACGGGCCTGCACTGCGCTCATGACCTTCAGGGTACGCTCAAGAATTGCAAGCGTTGTGCCCACGGGCGCTTGGTTGGACATATCGCCAACCTTCAGGTCTGCCACAGAGGCGAACTTGCGACCTTCCTCGACAATGGCGTTCAAGAGATTGAAGAGCGTTTGGCTAGGCTCTTTGTACGGCAGGGGGACAATCGAATCCTTGATTGTCATGCCCGTCACATCGACATCTCGCCACTCGCCCGGAGCAATCGGCGTGTCGTCGCCCTTGACTCGCAGGTCTTTGGATTTAAACCCTCCGGGCAGATTCGACAGCGTGCCAGCATCAACCAGTTGCCGCAGGATTGATGTCGCGCTCTTGGCAAATCCGCCCACAAGATGGATCAGGCCAAAGCCGTAAAATCCAAAGCCGGGGATGTAAATGTAGTGGGTGAAGTGCATCCGCTTTTGGCGGGTCTCATCGTCTTCAAGATAGTTGCGTCGGATGGACAGAACTTCGCCGCTTGATGCAATTGTGATGACGTAGGGCAGCGCAATGCCGTCTTCGTCTTCGTGACCCGGGAGATCGTAGTCAATATGGACTTCGTAAAGCAGATGCCGGTCATCATCAATCAGGTTGATGCCTGACTCTTCATCTTTTTTCTTCTGGATTTCTGAAATTTCACGCTGCGGTGCAGCAAGTTCAATGTCGCGATAAAAGCCCGCAACCTGCAATTTTTTGATCTGATTCTCTGTTTTTCGCATCCGGTGCGCGATTCGCGGCGCGGATTGCAAATCAGATGAACCGTAAGGAACGATGATGTCTTCTGCGGGGATAAACATCGATACCTGCCGGTTAATGCTGGGATCGAAGTAAACCTTTTTAAACGCAGAGCCTGTGATCGGGAGGTTCCAGAGTAGGCGCTCATGCTCATTACGATACTCAGCCATCACCTCGGTGAGTTCGTAGTTCATGTCGTCCTGCACACGCGCAGCGGCCTCTTCTTTTTCGCGTGTCACCTTGCCGATGATTTTTGTCTTGACCGGGCCGGACGCCGGAAATGTCTCAAGAATGGTCTCTGACTGAAACTTGACCACTGACTCCGCAAGGATTGGGTGGTAAACGCCGCAAGCACCATCCCAAGGCTCGGTGCGCTCATCAATTTTCAGACCCAGAAGATCCAGACCGTCCTTATAGGTGCGCTCCCATTCTTTGCGGGACGCAAGGTCATCATCAATAAACTGCATCAACTCTTCGGAGATGAGTTGAAGTTCGCCTTCCGACAGGTCTTCGGCAAGGTTTTCATCGAAAGACGGTAGATTTACTTCGATCTCAACCGCAGGCTCATCGCCATCCTCAAGATCAATTTCAATCGACAAATCGGGGAGTGCTTCGGCTTCAATTTCAAGCCCAACAGGCATCGAATACAGTGATTTTTCCATGACAACCCTTAGTAATATGCCGCCTTACGGGGCATAAAAGAACCTTCGACTTCGTCTGAATCCAGTCGAATAAAGCCGCCCTGCCTGAAGCGAAGCAACGCTTGGGTTGTTGAGTCCACCAAGTCATCGTGGTCGCCGTTTGGGAACGAGGCGAGTTCTTCGACCAGTTCATCTGCCCAACGAG